GGAATTCGGCTGTTGGCTGTACCGGATCGACCCTGACACCGGCAGGTTGGCGTATCGACGTGCAGCGGCATCGATGCCGAAAGGTGTGGGGAAATCTCCGTTTTTGGGTGCGTTGGCGTTCGCTGAGCTGGCGTTGCCCACCCAGTTCGCTGGTTGGGATGCGAACGGTGAGCCGGTAGCTAAACCTCGAGAGTCACCTTGGGTGCAGGTGGCAGCTGTGTCGGAGGACCAGACGGACAACACCTACGTGCAGCTGTACGATATGTTGCGTGATTCGCCGGCGCTCGACGACCTAGGTATCGATCTAGGTTTGACCCGTATTTTCTTGCAGGGTAGACCTGGAAGGCTTGAGCCGGTAACTGCGTCAAGCGGTAGCCGTGAAGGTCAGCCGGTGACGTTCGCTGTGTTGGAAGAAACACAGTACTGGCGCCCCAGTAACGGTGGCACACAGCTGGCGGCGACGATCCGACGTAACGTGGCGAAAACAGCGGGTAGGACGGTGGAGATCACCAACGCCTATCTGAAGGGTGACTATTCGGTGGCGGAGGAGACAGCGAAAGCGGCACAGAAAAAAGCTGCTGGGTTGTTCTATTCAGAGCGTCGAGGTCCATGGGTGGACGATCTGCATGACCGGGAAGCGGTTATGCCAGCGTTAGAGGTGGCCTACGCTGGCTGTCCATGGGTGGATGTGGAGCGTATCGCTGAGGAGTGCACCGACCCTGCTACCACTGCAGCGGACGCTCGACGTTTCTACCTAGGTTGGCCATCGGAAGCACCGGAAGATTCGTGGCTGTCGCCCGGCCAGTGGGAATCGTGCAGGCTGTCCGGTGGTCGTCTCCTGTTCGACCTGCCAGTGTATATCGGTGTCGATGTGGCGTTGAAACATGACACCACCGCGGTCGTTATAGCCCAAGATCAGGGTGGGCGGGTGTTCTGTGAAGCTAGGATTTGGACACCAACGCCCAGCAATGTGCTGGACCTCGCCGCAGTGGAACAACATCTGCGTATCATGGCCGGTAGGTTTGAGGTGCGAGAGGTGGTTTACGACCCTAGGTTCTTTGAACGTTCGGCGCAGATGTTAGCTGACGAGGGGCTACCTATGGTGGAGTTCCCACAGAACCACCACCGGATGGTTCCTGCGTGCGGACATTCCTACGAACTAATCGCAACTGGTAAAGTGGCGCATGACGCCGACTCTGTTTTCACCGACCAAGTTCTAGCGGCAGCCCAGTTTTCAACGGACGCGGGCTGGCGTTTGAGCAAGGGCCGGTCGAAAAGAAAGATCGACGCCGCTATCGCTATGGTGATGGCGTTGGACCGTTTGACCACAAGAGCCGAAACCGTAGTCGATGTTTCCACGCAGGTGTTCTAGGAGGACCGTATGGACAAGAAAACGCAGATGGTTTCATCCATCCTGGAAGTGTTGGGGATGGTGCTGATGGTGGTGGGGGCTGTTCTTATCGACTGGCGTTTCGGCATTTGCATGGCCGGCGCTCTGGTTTTACTGTTCGGCTATTCTATGGGCGCTGAATCGTGAGCGTTTTCCGTAGGGAGAAGCGCAGCGCTGGCGGTGGGATTCTTCTATCTCAAGCTGCTATTCCTCCTCCTGGGTTTTTCTACCCGACCGATTCCGGTACCACGGTCAACACCGATAGTGCCATGCGTTTGGCTCCGGTGTGGGCCGCAGTAAACCTGCTTACTGATATCGTGGCACCGTTGACTTGGAACGCCTACCGGGAACAGCCTAACGGTGTGCTAGCTAAGATCCCAGCGCCAACTTTGCTGGTGCACCCTAGCAACGAACCCTCTGTGTCTGCTGCTGACTGGCGAGCTCAGGTTATGCGTTCGTTGCTTCTGCGTGGCAACGCCTACGGTTTGGTCAAAAAGGTCGATGTTAGAGGTAACCCTGAGATGATTCAGATCATCCACCCAGATTACGTGTCGGTGGTGCGTTTGGGTCCGTTCGGTCCGTTTGAGTTTAGGGTTCTGGGGGAGAAAACAGAGCTATTTCCTGCTGGTGAGTTGATGCACATCCCAGCGTTCACTGTTCCGGGAACACCGGTGGGTTTGAGCCCTATCGATTACGCACGGCAAGGTATCGGGTTGGGGCTCGCAGCGGAGGAGTTCGGTGCACGTTGGTTTGGTGACGGAGCTCACCCTTCAGCGGTTTTGCACACCGACCAATCTATCACCAGTGAACAAGCGTCGCAGATGAAACAGCGGTTCAACGAAGCGGTGAAGGGTAGACGTGAGGTGGCTGTCCTGGGCGCCGGCTTGGAATACCAACCTATTCAGGTTAGCGCTAGCGAGTCGCAGTTTCTGGACACGATCAAAGCGAACGCCACCACTATCGCTAGGTTCTTCGGTTTGGGTATGGCGCCGGAAATGATCGGCGCCGAATCGGGTAACAGCATGACCTATGTGAACGTTGAGCAGCGTTCGTTGAACTTGCTGACTTACGCCGCCCGACCGTGGATCTCTCGTCTTGAGCACGCTATGAGCGCACTGGTTGGTACTGGTGTGGTGGTGAAAGCCAACGTGGATGAGCTGCTACGCACCGACTCGAAAACAAGAGTGGACATTCAGGAGCAGCGTCTGCGTATGGGAGTTCGAAACGTGGACGAAATCCGCGCTGAAGACAACCTTCCTCCGCTGCCTAACAACGAAGGCCAAGAATACCTGTGGCCACCGTACGCAGTGAAAGAAGAAAGCACGAAACCAGTGGGAGGAGCTCCAGAATCGGCGCTTATGGAACCACCGGTGGACCCTAACGTCGAGCAGCAAGGAGATCAAAATGGATAACACCCTACCGGACGAAGTGGTAACCCGCCTGGGCGAACGTGCAGCGAAACTGGTGGACACCCGCAACACCAAGCGCGGCAAAGTCGGTGTGGAGGTGCGTACGGTGGCGCAACTTCCCACCATCACCGCTGTGGGCAGCGAACAGTGGAACCTGCGTGGTTACGCCACTGTCTACGATGTCGCCTATCCGATCGCTGGAGGACCTGAGGCTGGTGGTTGGTTGGAGATTGTGGAACGTGGCGCTACCGCCAAGTCTATCAAGGATGGCGCCGATGTCCGTCTGCTGTTCGACCATGACGGTATCCCACTGGCACGCACTGCCAGCGGCACCATGCGTCTGATCTCTGACGACATGGGTATGATGGTAGACGCAGATCTTGATGTTTCTTCACCTTACGCCCAGTCTGTTCGTTCGGCTATCATTCGTGGAGACGCAGACCAGATGAGTTTTGCGTTCCGTGTTCTAAGGCAACAGTGGAACGAAGATTTCAGTGAGAGGCGCATCAAAGAGGTCCAACTTTTCGATGCCAGTGTGGTTACCTACCCAGCAAGCGAGGCTACTATCGTGCAGATGAACAGCGACACACCGGACACCGAAACACGCGAGCTTGACGAAGCGGACGAGATGATGGAAGATTCGATCGTTGATCAGATCCGCCAGTTGGTAGCCCAGCTGATCGCCGGCGAAGCTGCAGAACTTGAAGCTGGGAGCCCAGCTGCTCAGTCGCTCCGTGCGCTCGTCGATGTGCTCTGCTCACTTGACTGGTGGGAGGAAATTGACGAAGCAGAGGATTCAAGTGGTATGATGGGTGTATCTTCAGAGTACGACATGGAACCGATGCGTTCCATGCCGTTGAGTGTGGCGTCAGCAACTGCTACCGCCCTACGTAGCAAAGCAGCACAGAAGTAGACCACGCCGCTAGCGCGTCGAATTGCACGCCGCACCTGCACCTGCAACTCACCCGCGTCGCACTTGGTGACCAGACCAACTAACACGAAAGGAGTTCGTCACATGGCATTCCTAGACGAACTGCGTGCTCAGCTTAGGGAGCGTCTCGACATCAGAGAAGCGAAGCAGGCTGAACTCGAAGAGATCCTGTCGGCACCCGCCGCAGAGTCTCGTGACCTCAACTCATCCGAAACCGACCTGTTCGCTGAGAAGCGCGACGAGATCCGTGTAGAGGATGAAACCATCAAAGAGCTCCGCGCTCGCATCCTAGAAGGAGAAAACATCATGTCCGACGCAGAAGAGGCGCGCAGCGCCGCAAAAGCATATGGAGCCGAAACCACCGACGCAACGTCGGCTAAGATTTCGGTCCGTTCCGAAGAGCTCACCTACCGTCAAGGCGGCGAGGCTTCCTACTTCAAGGATCTCGCTCTCGCTTCGGCTCCCGGTCGTTTCGACACCGAGGCCCGCAACCGTCTTCAGCGTCACGCTAACGAGATGGCGATCGAATCCCGCACCAACATGAGCCGCACTGACGGTCAGGGCGGCGAGTTCGTTCCTCCGCTGTGGCTTATGGCTCAGTACATCAAGCTCGCTCGCGCCGGTCGCGTGACCGCCGATCTTTCTTCGAAGTACGAGCTTCCCGCTGGCACCGACTCGATCAACCTCCCGAAGATCTCGAGTGGAGCATCGGTTGCCGCTCAGGTCGACAACGCTGCTGCGTCGAACACCGACATCACCACCGCAACGGTCACCGCCCCGGTGAACACCTACGCCGGCCAGCAGGTCTTCGCGTTGCAATTGTTGGAACAGAGCCCGATCAACTTCGATCAGGTGGTATTTGCCGATCTCATCGCCGCTCACGCCACGGCTATCGGTTCGGCTGTCATCGCCGGCTCCGGTAGCAGCGGAGCTCACGAAGGCATCCTCACCAACTCCAACACGACAACCATCACCTACACTGCCGCGACCCCCACCGCTGCCGGCGTTTACGCCGCCATCGCTAAGGGCATCAGCAACGTCGCCAAGAATCGGTTCCTGCCGGCTGACGCCGTTGTGATGAACCCTTCGATGTGGTACTGGCTGGTCAGCCAAGTTGACTCCAGCGGTCGCCCGTTCGTGGTCCCCACCGGTGGCGCTCCGTTCAACGCCGCTGGCGTCATGTCCGACACTCAGGCCGAGTCCCTCGTGGGAACCATCGCCGGCGTGCCGGTGTACCTCGACCCGAACATCGGCTCAACCTACACGACCAACCAGACCCGAGTCATCATCGGTCGCTTCAGCGACCTCGCGCTGTTCGAAGGTCCGGCCCGCAGCCGTGTCCTGTTCGAAACCGATGCGAACACGCTTCAGGTTCGCCTTCAGGTTTACAGCTACTCAGCGTTCACCTCCCAGCGGTACAGCACTGCGTTCTCGGTTTGCTCCGGCACCGGGTTCGTGGCCCCCACCGGTTACTGATCTTCCGATCAGTAGTCAGTAGTTCGTGGTGGTCGGTGGCGCTGAAAGTAGCCGCCGACCACCACACCCCTGGAAAGGCAGAGGTACATGAGCGTAAACGTAACCAACGGCTACATCACCGTGGCAGACCTCGCCCGCTATCTGACCATAGACGCCACCACCTACGCCGACGACCTCGCCAGCGCCATCAACGCGTCATCCAGACAGATCGACACTTACTGCGCCCGACGTTTCTACGCAGACAGCTCTGCCACCGCCCGACTGTACATGAGCCGGGACAACAACAAAGTGATCATCGACGACGCCTACGAGATTTCGCTTGTTCAGGTAGCCAGCGCTGACAACGCAGTGTACGACATCACCGTACCAGTGGGCAGTTATTACACCAAGCCGCTCAACGGTTACGCAGACGGAATCTCTGGGATGCCGGCCACGCTGGTGTATTTCACCACTACAGCGGTTACCCTGCCAACAAGCGCAGACAACCCAAGCGTAAAAATCACCGCCAAATGGGGCTGGGCCGCAGTGCCAGAGCCGGTGCGCCAGTCCACCCTGTTGATGGCAGCGGAAACGTTCAAAATGCGAGAGGCACCGTTTGGTGTTGCAGGTTTCGCAGACTTCGGTGCGGTACGGGTGGGCAAGATGTCTCCGCAGGCTGTCGCTATGCTACGCCCGTACCGCTCCGGCGACTCAATCTTGGGTGTAGGATGAGCTCCTCGATCGCGCAGATCAGAGCTGGCCTAGTCTCCCAATTGCGCAACGTGTACGGACTCAACGTGTACGGAGCCGAACCGGGACAGATCACACCACCCGCCGCTGTAGTGGTCACCCCATCAATCACCTACCACACAAGTTTCAGCAGCGAGGGCGGGCTGAAAACCTACGAATTCCGTGTTTTAGTGTTGGTCGCTCAAGGTCTACTTGACGAAGCAGCCCACACACTTGACACCTACGCCGACCCCAGCTCTACCCTGTCGGTGCGTTCCGCTATTGAAAAAGACCCCACCCTGGGTGGTATAGTGGACACGCTGGTAGTGTCAAGCTTCCGGCCTATGAACGCCGAAGAGGTGACCTCCCTACAGTACTGGGGCGGCGAGTTTTTGATCACAGTCTACGCCCGATGAAGGAGCTACCATGCCAGTTCTGAAAGACTGCAACATCTGGTACGGAGGTTATGACCTCACCAGTGCAGCAAATCAGGTCGATATCGATACGTCGTTCGCAGACGTGGATGTCACCGTTTTCGGTAATGGTGGTGTACACCAGCGTATCGCTGGGCTTGAGGACAGCAAGATCTCAGTGATGACCTTCCTGGACCCAGCACTATCGGAGCCCGCTATCACCTCCAAACGAGGTGGAACCACCGACCTGTTCACAGCGGTGGCGTTCCCCACCAGTGGCACCGTCACCGTAGGCGATCAATGCTATGCAGTGCGAGCTCAGCTTGATTCGTTCAAAGAGCCAATGAAGGTGGGAGACGCAGCTAGGATCGAAGCTAGCCTTATGACGTCACAGGTGGAAGGTCTGTTGCAGGGGCAGGTGTTGGCGCCGAAAACGACCGTTTCGGCCACCGTTTCTAGTGCTGGCGCAACTCTTGGCGCAGTTTCGGCAGGGCAAATTGCTTACCTCGGCGTTCACATTTTCGCTGTGACTGGCGACCGCACGGTGACGATCAGGCTGCAAAGCAGTCCCAACTCAACTTTCACGGGCGGCACGGTCACTAGCCGTGTTGTGTTGTCAACAGTCAGCGCCGCCGGGTCGCAATTCGGGTCTTCGGCTACGGCCACCACCGACCCGTATTGG